GTGACTAATGTCCATGTAGCAAGTCCCAGTAGGATTGTACCTAACAATCCAATTAACATAGTATTAGTTTTTCTACTCACCTAGTAGGTCCACCAAATAGTGCTAATAAACATATAGCTACTATTAAAATAGCTGTGAACTTGTAATTCATATCTCCTGGTTCCATATAGGCACCCTCCATTATTGACACGATAAACATTCCTCGTATTCTATCTCTTCTTTAACTTCATGTTGACATTTTTTACACTCACACACATCCATTAAAGGTGTGTAATGTTCTGAATCTATTTTATCTGATTCGCAATGACACCCATGGCCACAAGTTTTGCACTTAACCATCATGTTATTTCTTCTTTTTTTTATTAAAAAAAGCAGCTATTTTAGCTGCAGTGTTATCGCAAAACTCTAGAAATTTTATAATATATTTATCGATCATGGTTTTAATAAATGTTCCCCCTAAAATTAAAAAAAATAATACACCTAGTATAACATACATCAGGGTGTCTAAGAATAACCAGTATATTTTTTTTAACACTTCCAACGTCTTCTAGCCTGTCTTAATCTAGAATTAGGATCTTTAGCAGCTTTTGGAAACATTTTCATTTGCCCAGCAGATCTTGCACAATAGGATTTTCTTCTTGCTGCTCTTTTCTTTCCAGGCTTATCTTCTGTAACTGCTGTAGTTAATTTACTTCCTGGATTTTTTCTTCTGTATGCTGCAACACCTGCAGCAGTCATACCTGCACCACTTTTAGTAGATCTAAAATTCTTTTTGTTTCTAGCAGGCATATTATCTCCACCTCTACTAAAACCTAAAACTTTTAGACCGGTCTTATTCATACTTAACTTAATCTATTTGTTGGTAGTTGTAAGATTAGGTCCTGAGTATTTATCAGTTAATAAAACAACAGATGAAACACTTGTCAGTGTTGAACAAAAAACACCTTGAGGAAATAGAATACCATCTTCAGGTAGTGAAAAGTTAACTACATCACCTGTAGGAATATCTAAATGTAATAAAGTATCTCCTGTTTTTTCGGTTGTAGTTAAAAGAACAGTACCCGTTCCTCCACCAGAAGAAGATACAATTAATCCTCTAACTCTAACTGGTTGAGCTATAACTGCAGAAGCACCTGCAGCAGTAAATCTCGTTGCTTGTATATCGGATTTAAATCCCATAAAATTCTCCTTATTGTGTGGCTCCCGAAGGAGCCACGATTAATTATGCTACTGCAGCACCTGTAGTAACGTCTACAAAATTAGTGCCATTACCAAAGCAAAGAGAACCTGTTAAAGAGGCCCCTGTTGCATCAGAAACATAGATTAATAAACCTGCTGTTGCTGTAGGTAAAGTTGCTAGTGTAAAAGTAGGAACAATAAAACCATTGTCTGAAATTACTGGTCCCGAAAAAGTAGTGTTTGCCATAATAGTTTCTCCTTGTATAGCGGTTAAACTTTGTAGTCTCTATACCGTCTGCCTAGCCAGTCTACAAAATTAATTTAATTTCTAGGTCTTTATATTATACATAAAAAAAGGGGCGATGTGAACACCGCCCCTTTTAAGTAAATACTGAATGTATTTATTAACTAGTTGGTAAGTTTCCGTTACCAAATATACATCTTGGGTCTGACCAACCAAAGCTGTATCTTTCTCTAGCTTTAAATCTCATGTTACCAGTATCGAAATCACCTTCCATTGCAGTTTTGATGGGCGATCTAACGAAATATTTAAGTCCGTTAGGCACATCAGTCAACAAGAAGAATGAATCTGTGTCAGTTAAAAAGTTATTCACTCTGTAACCTTCAGGAACCATTCCCATGTTGTTAATTGCATTGATGTCATTATCGGCAGTTCCAACTCTCATTGGCGACTTCATGATTCTCTCAGCAGTAAATTGTAATTCTTTTGGAATTATCATTTTTCTACCAGTAGAAGCAATTTTTAAGCCTCTTTCATCAACAAACCCAGAAATGTCAATTAATGACTGTTCTAGTGAAGTTTCATTAAGATCTGCAGCAACAGCAAGAACGTTTGAGAAAGTACCACCTGTTGCTAATGGGTGAGCGTTTCCGATTAGGGATTCACCGTCTCCACCAGTTGCAGTAGTAACTTGCGCATTGTTCAAAATGTTCGCAGCTTTAACTTGCTTCGTGTTTGCCATAGATCTTGCAAGGGCTCTTGTGTATCTTCCCGCAAGTCTATCGTATAGGTTATCTTCGATCGCTTCTTCAGTGATAGCAAATGCTAATGCGATTGTTTCGTGGTTGTATCTTGAAGTGAAAGTTTCACCCGCTTGATCAAACACTACTCCAGCACCTTCTTGTTTAGTTGGTGCAGAAGCGAAACCGCTTAACATTACTTCCTCTTCGAAAGCTCTGTCTGATGTTTCAGTCGCAAAAATTTCAGCATGCTGATTTTCGTAACGACTATATTCCAGGCCGAATAAAGCATTCAAACCTGGCTCTAGTTCTTTAACTAGTTGTGCTCGTGATATTGCCATGTTTTATCTCCTTATGCTATACCTGTGCCACTTCTAAAGAAGTGATTGTTGATTCTAACAAGAATGTTAGCGTTTGACACAGAAGTATCTGAGTTATCAGGGTCCTGCGAAATGTCAATTGCTTGTACAGCGAATGTAGATGCAATTCCTGATGCACTTACGTCCAATTGTACTTTTGATATTCCTGTTTGTGTTACACCTGTAGTGTTTGTAACAGAATAGTTCTTAAACAAATCCGCTCTCGTAAAAGCCGCGTCTGCATCTGATAAGAAAACTGCATCTGGGTCATCAACAATAAAGGCAGTAATATCGCCTTGAGTTGGTGTAATTCCACCAGGGTAGTAGTTCTTATAAGTTGGCTTTTGAGTAGTTGGATCGTTATAAAACACTCCGTTAAAAACGCCCACAACAGCAGCAGCATTACCAGCAGTATGTCTTTCGATATTACCTGTAGAAACTGGTACAACCATGTCTCCTTGATAAATCGCAGTGCCATATCCTGGCTTAATTGTGTATCTGTTTTGGGCTCCTACTAATGGCGTACCGTCTAGTTTTCTGTATGGTCTAAGACCAAACTTTTCTAGTTGATTTGACATAGTATTTCCTTACGTTTAGTTGTTTATATTATCCAAGCTATCTAGGTAGGTAATGCAAAAAAATTATTTTTTACGACCACCACCAAAGGTAACTCTAGACTGTCTATCAATATTGATAGGCATGTCCGGGTGTTGCTCCTTCATAAGATCTCGATCTACCGCGTCTGTTCTGTCTTGAGTTATTTTTCTAAAATACTCAGCACGACTTTTCAATATCTCCTCCGGTATCCTTGCCAACACAAGGCCACCAATTCCGATTAAACCAGCATGTCTTCCTTCATGGATAACAGGATAATCATGTTCACCGATTTCACTTATAACAGTTTCGGCTCTAACGAATTCCCAACCTTCTCTAAGTTTTTTAGATACATTACCTGGATCTTCAAAACCATTTGTAGAAGTTCTTATCCATCTGTGTGCATAGCCTTGCGGCGCAGCTGGCGCATCCAAACTGGATGGTGGAGTCCAATCTTTCTTTCTAGAAAGTTTTGTTCTAGATTCAGACTCGCGTGAAGTTTTTACTTTATTTTCCATATTAAGCTCCTTCTTTCACGTATTTTGCGTATTCCTCTAGCGGCACCCCTAATTTCTTAGCGATAACTACCTGTGATTTGGTGAGTTTCACAGACTTGCGTCCACCTGATCTTCTGCTAACAGAAGCTACATTTTGGACGGGTGCAGCTTTTGTTTTTTCTTCAGTAGAAGATTCGGCAAATTTCTGAGGGAAGTACTCCTTCATACGTTTGTTGATTTGATTATAATAGACATCACTCTCCGCGTCAATTCCCTCCTGCAACAGGTCTTCATGTATTCCCATAGCAGCAGAAGTTAACACTCTATCCGATCCAAACCATTCATTATCAGTCGCCCATTCTTGAGCTCTAGTGCTAATTTGTGGCTGTGGAGCTTGTGTTTGAGCTTCAGCAGGTTGTAACTCTACCTCTTTATTCTTAGCCTCTTTATCCGCAAGAGTCATAGAAACTTTTTCCTTTTCAACAGATAATTTTGTAAGCATATCTTGAGCTTCCATAATTTGATCTGAATCATTAGAATCTAACGCAGCTTTTAAAAGAGATTTTGCTTTATCTCTTTCAGAGTCAATTCTAGCATTATATTCTTTAAGGTAGTTAGTATCAGTTTCTTGAAATTTCTTTTCAGAATTCTCAAACTGATTCTTTAAACCTTTAGCGTACTCAATAGCAGCTCTTTCTCTACGTTCTGCTTCTTTAGCTTGAAAGGTTAATCTTTTTATTCTTTTTTGAACTTTTTCAGAATAGTCTTGAAGACTTGGGTCCTCATCTTCTTCTTTTTGTTCAAATTTAGGTTCTGTTTTTTCTTCTTTAGTTTCATCTAAAAGTTCTTTCGCACTTTTACCTCCACTAACATCTATGTAACCTAAGTCTACTTCTTGTTTTTTTTCAAAAGCTTCAGTGGATACTTCTGGAGCATCTACTATTACTGTTTCTTCGTTAACTCCATCAGTATCTAATTCAACTTCTGGATTTGTTTTGTTTTCTGCCATTTAGTCCTCCTAATAGTGGTGCAAAATATCTGTTGGATCTTTAATAGTTGAAATGACTTCGTCATCATTTAAAACTCTAACTTCTCCGCCATCAATTTTGAATCTTGAACCTGCGTATCTACTAAAAATTACCCATTCATTTAGTTGACACCAAGGTCCTTTTGGAAATTTATCTTTGTCGTGATAACAAAGATCACCCATTTTTAATACTAGACCACACACTGTAGTCATTTGTATTGTTTCTTGAGTTGTATCAGAAAGTAAAATTCCACCTTTAGTTTTTTTAGGTCCTGCATAAGGCAGAACTAAAATTCTATAACCTGTTGGTGTTGGTAAACTATCTAATGTTGATTTATCGATCGCGCTTGGATCTAGGACTGTTTCAATCTCCTCTTTAGCCTTGTAGGCTCCGAGAAGTGCTTCAGTCCGTTTCGGTATCTCCGTGGACTTGTTCATTATCGTACTCCGTTGTTGTCAGCAGGTCTTTAAGATCCTGTTGCAGATCTTCTAAAGATCTGATTTGCCCTCTAACATATTGTAGTTTCTCTACAGTGTCAACACTATAGACGATGTTCTCTTTTAAACGAGCTAAGGCTTTTTTAACCCTATGTTGTACGAGTGATATTGTATCGATGTCCATTAATTTCTTTTTAATGAAATTTTATTTTTACCTTGTTTAAGTAGCATAAAACCATATTCATTTACTATTATTTTTAACACTGCATCCATATCAAATTTAGGATAATCATCGAAAACGAACACCGTGCCAGCATGAGATCTTTCCCCAAAAAAAATAGCTTCTTTGATTACATCATATGTTTTGTGTGGACCATCAAAATGAACTAAATCATATTTAGTTTTTATTTCTTTTTTATCCCTGTAGATGGGTACACCATCATGAAAACGTTTCATAAACTCATCATCACCTAATTGATACAAAGTAAAATTAGGGTAATCTAAATCTTTAATTAATTGTTGTTTCATGGTGTTGGTATAATCAGCAGTGTAAGAACCGGAGTTATCATAGTGTTGATAATCTAAATTACCGTATGGATCTATTCCAATATGCCAATGTTTTTTAAAAATTAATTCATCTAAAATTATTTTAGAACCTTGTCCTTGTCTCACACCAATCTCTGCAGTAAACAGATCATCTGTATCAAGTGTCTTACAAGCTTCTTTTAGGATTTCGTATTCTGTACTATCACCTTGAATCATGGATAGTTTTTACAGATTTTTTATACTGAATGCAAACTAAAAAACGCCTTGGAATTTGCCGCCTTTAATAGCACAACCCATACCTCTAGTTTTAGCTTCTCCACCGTGCTTCATAGTTGGTACGTCTCTGTTGATCATTGCATTTTCTCTTGCATCTTCATATGTTTCAACAACAGCAGGGTTACCTCTTGGATTAGGTTCTAAAGGTGATTTTTTTTT